AAGTTGACTACCAGAGCTACCACCTCCGCCTCCGCCTCCGGATTGTACTATTCCTCTATCAGTAACAACGTTGGCGTTGGTATTAATTTGATTTATATCTTTACCGCCACTAAAAGTGCTAGAGTCAATCTTATTAATAGGTTGTGTTGGGTTGTTAGAATTATAATTATATCCTGATTGTTGCTTTAATGCTTGGTCAGTTGCTGTTACAGCAGGGCTGGTACCACTACCAAATGTTTGATAGGATGGGAAAATAGCGTTTGCTGCTTTATTTAAACCCTCATATCCTTTACCAAACAAGCCTTCGCTACTGTAAGTGCCTACACCTCCTGGACCTGCTGTACTGCCAAATACTAATCCAGCACCTCTTGGACCCAATATACCTTGTGCTAACGGATTGTTTGCTCCGCCAGTAAATAAATTACCTGCTGCTGTAAACGGAGCTAACGCACCTTCTTTCAAACCTGTAAAGAATCCTGAAGCAGTCCCTGTATTCATAATACCTTTTACGCCACTGCCTAATGCAGAAGCTCCGTACGATAACGCTGCACTTTTCAGAGCATCACCCCACGATCCACCTGTAGCTTTAGAATATAAAGCGGAAGCAACGGGGCCACCAATTCCTGGTGCTATCATGTTACCTATTATAGGAACAACAATAGGAGCTATCTTTTTTACAACTCTTTTAATAGCTCTAAATATTTTTTTAAAGAAAAACTCTGGTTGCCCTGTTAAAGGGTTAATAGAATTTAAAGAATTTCCTACAACATAACGATTAGGGTTTTTAATACCCATTAAACGCATTTGTTGGAATAATTGATTTTTTAATTCAGGATTAGCTTCTAATATTTCCGCAGGAACTACGGTTTCTCCATGAGCAGCGTGAACCATATATTCATCGCCGTACCGTCCTAAAGTTCCTAACCCACTGGCAAGAGCTTGAATAGATGGCTCTCCTTGGTATTTAGGTGTTTGAGTCTGCATTTATGATACCTCCAAAACACTTGCGAAAACATTTATAACGTTTCCGGTTGCACAATTTACTAGAAGCGTATCACTTTCCTCTAACACAAAAGGACCTGTGAGGGACGAGGTTGCCGAAGCAGCTATTGTTTGTGTATCAATGATAGCTGTCTTCGAAGCCGAAGCATCTGTTATTTTTCTCAAAACAACAACACTCCCACTATGACTATTATACACATTTATAACTTTTACAATAGCCTGAGTTGCTGTTGGGCATGTATATATTATGGTATCTGACGTGCCAGAAGGTATTGTAACGATATTTTTAAACGCATTTGCCATTTTATTCCATAAACCAAATCACTGAACGGGAATCATCTTGTCCTTCTATAACTTCAGGCATTTCCTTAGAAGTTAAGGCCATTTCAATATCTCTTAGTATTCTCTGCCACGCAATAGAGTCATAAGGTTCAGGTGCATCTGCAAAACTACTGTTTAATAATCGCGCCATTAAACTTCCTTCTTTCCATTTTTATAACGATCAGGCTTAATCTTTGTGTTACCTTTCATTACCGCTCCGTCCATAGGACACCCTGCCATACCGCCTTCATTAAATGGAATACGTCCTTCAACGCCTACATAATTTTCTTTATTACTTCTACCGCCAGTTACCCTTAAATTTTCATTTTGAAAAGTTAGTTCTGCTCCAGCTCCGCCAGTACCTTCTCTGTCCCAAGCTTTTAATGAAACGCGTCCGTCGTCCGTAACATTTAGTTCTTGTTCTACTAAAATAGACGCATCGCCTTTTTGACTAAAAGGTTTATTTATTTGTGCCCATGTAGGACCATCTTGCATTGTAGCTGTAACATCGCTTTCTGTCATGTTAAGATTTACTCCTGGAATTTGAAGATTTACTCCGCCTTTGTCATAATCTCTTTTCCATTTCTTATAAACTTTAGGCTCATTAATTTTTAAATACGTTTCTTGTTTCTTTGATTTAAAAGGCATTAACGTCTCCCATCTGGTCGTATGTCTAATCGTAAGTCACCTAGTGTCCATGCTACATCGGTTGTTGTACTTTGTATACGAATAACTGCTTGACGTGAACGCGCTCGTAAAAAATTTTGATCTGTTGAAGATGTAACAGCACTTGTAGAGTTTGTATCTAAAGCACTTCCTGGAAAATTACGTGTTTTAACAACATAATCAACTGTAGCTCCTGTGCCTGTTAAATCTACATCAGGAATAAGTCTATTAATAAACATAAACTCATTACCATCGCCTAAATCAAAATCAGCAGACTGAATATAGGAATTCATCGCTTCTCCATCAGCATCGGTTCCGGTTTCTTGTATATAGATGTATTCATTACCATTTGCTGTGCCTGCCGCTCTTGGATTATCATGAATACTGTAATCTACCCAAGCTGTACGCACCATAGTTCCTATGTCCCAGGTGCCTTCTGTGTAATTGTATTTAGCGTAACGATCTATTTCTGTAGATCCTGAAGATACATAAAACCAAAACACTTCGTCAAACATACGATTAGAAGCTGCAAAAAACTTAAAGCTTTGATTAAGATTAATATCATCAAATACATAACGTAATACTGTGCATGGTATTATTTCTATTCGACCTGTGTAAGCATAGAAGTTTTCTCTGTCCATCCAGAACACACGATCGCCTACAGTCGTAACCGCATTAGGACCTACTATAGATACGTTACTTGCTAGTAATGTAAAACCAAATGTTAAAGGCGGTCCTACAAATCGCATAGCGTGTAAGTTTGCATCTGTCCAAATTAATATTTCTTGTCTAGTTTTTTGTGCAGATATAATTTCAGAACCAGAAGATATACGTTGCGCACCAGCTGTATTAGTGGCTGTAGGTGTCCAATCAAACGGTGCTTCTTGAGAAGACCATCGCACTAATAATAAATCTTGACCGGTTTCGCCTTGAGCATTACAAGCAAAAGCTATTAAATGTCTGTCCGCACCTGATACCATTATACGTCGTGTTATAGTAGGACAATCTGACGCTCCACTTTGCGTAGCTAAAGATGTAGCTCTTGATGTTAAGCCTAAAGATTTATCCCAATAATACGGTGTACCATCGTACACACTAAAAGCTAAATCTTCGCCCCAATTATCTTGTGACCACAATCTAATGTTTTGTCCTGTTGAAGCGGTTGTGTCCGCAGGGTCGCCCCATCCTACAAAATCATTAGCTTCTTTTACTACTTGACCGCTAGTATGCGAAACAGGTGAGGTACTACGCACTCCACGTACAACTCCAGCGTCTAAATTATTTCCTGTCTTTCCTGTATACAGTATAAGCTCATCTTCTATATTTATAAGTCCTACAAAAGTAACAGTATCTCCTGCTGTATGCCCTGCTATAGTAGAGCCGTCAGAATTTCTTGTTAAACTTCCTAAAATGTTACCATTTTTTGTACCATATCGGATATATTCACTATTAACTTTAATAGTTCCTTTTACTGGTAAAACAGAGCCATTACTTACACTTACAGAGGTACTGTATACCGTGATATCAGCACTTAATGTAGTAGAGGCTTCTTCAAAACTTGTAGCACTTGTTAACGGAATAGATGTTGCAGAATCAGATATACCTAACGATAAAGTAGTAGCTGCATAACTTGAAGTTACTCCGCCCCAAAACCCTGCTCCAAACCCTGTTCCTGACACCACAGTGTTTAATCCTGTGTTTATTTGATATTCAGCTGAAATAGAAGAACCACCACCATTTGCAGAACCACTACTTGCAGAACCACCTGTGTTTACCTTATAAGTGTTTGCATCTATAACCTGGGTAATTTGTTGTTCTTTATTTAAATCTGAGGTTGTTAAACCATCAAAAGCAGTTGCTCCGCTGTACGTTACAAAATCATTAACTACAGCACCATGTGCAATATCTGTAACTGTAATAATACCATTTCCTGATGTACTTAAAAAAGGATTTGTTCCTAATGTAACTGTTTTACGAACAGGTGTAATATCATTATAACCACCACCTTGTTCTATATAAAATTTAAACTCAGTACCTAAACCCATAAATTGCGAGTTATCTAACGCTGCCCATACATGCAAAGAACGGCCTGTCCCTTGAAAAGAGGTACTGCTTAAACGAGACCATCCGCCCATTTTCTCTGGACGACCTTTACGAAATCGAATAAGATCAGAATCATACCAACCGTTTTCACTA